GAATGCTGCTTGGACTTTAAAGGAAGCAAACTTTTACCTATTGGAGGTATTTGAAGGCGTAAATTTGATATACAGAGGTCGTGTATTCTGCACGAACCAAACAAACTTCGAGAAGTTCACGGTAAACAATGGCGTTTACACGCAGGCACTACCCGGAGATAACACGTTCGTAATTATATGAGCAACATACGATTTATGGCCCTCAACTCCTACGTCAAGCCGCAGGTGAAAGAGGTTAGTGGAAAGAGTTGGATTGAGTATGGAGATGATAACAATTATTTCCAATACCTAATCGACCGCTACAATGGAAGTCCCACCAACAACGCTATTATCAATGGCGTTATTGATATGATTTTCGGCAAAGGTCTTGCAGCAACAGACGCAGCACAAAAGCCAGACGAGTACGCAATGATGATGTCGTTGTTTACCAAGAACTGCGTTAAGAAGGTTGTTAGCGACTTTAAGATGATGGGCAATGCTGCGTTCCAAGTCATCTACAACCAAGACCATTCCAAGATTGTAGGCGTTGAGCATATCCCGGTTGAGACCTTGCGTGCTGAACGTGCAAACGAAGATGGGTTTATCCCTGCGTACTACTACGCTAAGGACTGGAATCGTGTAGCACAACGCAAGGAGGTACCTGTACGCATTGATGCATTTGGTATGTCCAAAGCAGGAATCGAGATTCTATACATCAAGCCGTATAAGGCAGGTTACTACTACTACGCACCCACGGACTACCAAGGTTCATTGCCTTATGCCGAATTGGAGGAAGAGGTAGCCAACTATCATATCAGCAACATTAAGAACGGCCTTGCTCCGTCTATGCTGATTAACTTCAACAACGGAACACCAACCGAAGAAGAGCAGACGTTAATCGAGGCACGTATTGCGGATAAGTTCTCCGGTAGTTCGAATGCCGGTCGGTTTATCTTGGCCTTCAACGATAACAAGGAACTTGCAGCAACAATCGAACCCGTACAATTATCGGACGCAAGTGAGCAGTACCAATTCCTTTCTTCGGAATGTACGCAGAAGATTATGGTAGGCCACCGGGTAACGTCTCCGATGCTTTTGGGCATTAAGGACAATAGCGGATTGGGTAACAATGCTGACGAGTTGAAGACGGCATCTATCTTGTTCGATAACGTGGTTATTAGACCATTACAGGAGATTATCCTTGATGCAATAGAGCAAGTGCTATCTTACAACGGAGCGTCTCTAAACGTCTATTTTAAGACCTTGCAGCCATTGGAGTTTAAGGAAGAGATTGTTGCTCCGGCCGAGGTGATTGAAGAGACCACAGGCGTTGAGGATAGCAGCGTTGCTTTGTCTGCCGATGTGAGTGACGAGGTGCTAAACGAAATGTTCGAAACGCTGAACGAGTTTGGCGAAGATGAAGATTTGGACAACTGGGATTTGGTGGATGAACGCCCGGTGGACTATGAGCAGGAAGAATACTTAGATTCTATTCTGCAATTCGCTAAGACCGGGGAAGCATTCCCAAACGCAAAGAGCGAGCAAGACGGTGAGACCAAAGATGGCCGTAAGTACAAGATTCGTTACGCCTACGCACCCGGAACAACCAAGACCAATAGCCGTGAGTTTTGTAAGCTGATGGTAAACGCCAAGAAGGTCTACCGTAAGGAGGACATTATGCGTATGCGGAAGCAAGAGGTTAACGCTGGCTTTGGCCCACGTGGTGCATCAACATACGATATCTGGTTGTACAAAGGAGGCGCACGGTGCCACCACTTCTGGATGCGTAAGACCTACCTGGCAAAAGCAGAAGGCGTAACTCCTGACGCCAAAAACCCGAATGCAGACGTATCGGTAAACCAAGCTCGCAAGGCAGGTGTAAAACCTCCTGTTAATGATAAGAAAGTAGCAACCCGTCCAGTTGACCTCCCCAACGCTGGATTTTTAAAGCCCCGTAAGTAATGGCTATTGTATATCGCCATTGGAGAAAGGATAAGAACGAGGTGTTTTATGTCGGTATCGGCAAGAATAAATCTCGTGCTTTTGATTTTAGGAACAGAAGTAATGTTTGGAAAGGAATCAAGAAGCGAACTGACGTAGATGTGGAAATTGTTGCTCTTGATTTAAGTTGGGAGGATGCGTGCGATATTGAGCAGTTAATGATTCAAGAATACGGAAGATTTGACTTAGGTACAGGACGTTTGGTTAATATGACTGATGGTGGTGATGGTACTTTAAATTTTTTCCCATCTCAGGAGACAAGGGACAAGATGAGGATGTCTGCTCTTGGTAAGAAGAAATCTATTGAGGCCAGAATCAAAACATCAGAGGCTCGTAAGGGTTCTGGCAATGGTATGTTTGGTAAGATTCCACATAATGCATCAAAAGTTTATTGTGGTTATTTAGATAAAGAATTTAATACCGCTACCGCTTGCGCCAAAGAGTTAGGCGTTAGCCAATCGCACATTTCTTATATGATGGCCGGAAAAACTGAAAACATTTATAACATTTCAAGGATATGAAGGCTCTTTGGATTAAACGGGAAGACATCGTTAGGAATACGGTGATTTCCGGCAACGTGGACACAGATAAATTTATAATGTTCATTTCTATCGCCCAAGATATTCACGTCCAAAACTACACGGGTACGAAGTTGTACGACAAGATTTCTGCGGACATCATTGCCAACACACTTGCCGGTAATTACCTATCCTTGGTAACCGACTACTTGCAGCCGATGCTTATCCATTGGGCTATGGTGGAATACCTGCCGTTTGCGGCCTTTACGGTAGCTAATGGGGGAGTTTACAAGCATACTTCAGAAAACTCCGTTAATGCAGAGAAAATAGAAATCGACTACTTAGTTGAAAAAGAGCGCACGATAGCCAAGTATTACACGGAGCGCTTTATCGACTATATGTCTTTTAACCAATCCCTTTTCCCGGAATACAATGCAAACGTCAACGAAGACATCTACCCGGACAGAGATTCCCGCCCGGCATCGTGGGTACTATAAGGTAAAGAGCGAGAATCTAATCAAACTACAAAAGTACCTGAAAGAAAATGCCAGATAATACTATACAATGGGGCCAAGGTGCCGTCAACAACGATATCGGTTGGGGACAGGCGGCAGCTAACAATGCTATCAACTGGGGATACATCCATCAGTTTAGTTACGGACACCCCGAGACGAACTTGGTGGGCATAAGTGCCGAGTACATCAACAACCTATATATACAACGAGTGACGGCAGCAGGTGGCTACTATGAAGGTGAAGCTTGCGCTATTGCTAAAATCGATTCTTGGCTATGAGTTTTTTTGATGAAGCGTCTTGGGTTCTAATCCCCGAAGGAATCAAGGAGGACGTAGTATACGCCCAAAAGCCAACCAATGGATTGGGGGATTTGACCTTCACACGTGCGAGCGATGCCACCCGTACCAATAGTGCAGGGGTGATTGAACGGACTCCGTGGAATTTGGTGACGTGGTCTGAAATGTTTTCGGATGTTGCTTGGGCAAAGACAGATGCAGCAATTAGCGCAAATACAACAACTGCGCCAAACGGTACGTTGACTGCGGATAAACTAACGCCTAACACAACAAGTACAAATCACATACTCTCACAAACTGGTTTTACTTTTTTATCTGGAATTTCTTATACGTTTTCATACTACGCAAAATCAGATGGATACACAAAAACAGCCATCCGAATTGGAGGTGCTGGATATGCGGCAGTTCCTCGTGCTGAAATCAATTTAGCAACAGGCGCAATCATATACCAACAAGGTTTTAGCAATCTATCCGTAACAAGTGCTGCAAATGGATTTTATAGAATTTCTGGTACTTTTATTTCTGGAACTGGGTTAGTTCCAAATATCCAACCCCTTTCCGACAGTTACACGGTATCAATTAATAACTACGTTTATGCAGGTGACGGAACAAGTGGTATAATTGTTTGGGGCGCCCAACTCGTTGAAGGCACTTCCGCCCTTGACTATTTCCCAACGACAAACAGACAAGACGTACCACGAATCGATTTCCGTAACGCAGACGGGACATTGAGTAGTTGTGGTCGTTTGTTGCTCGAACCCCAGCGCACCAACTCCATCCGCAACTCCACGATGGTGGGGGCGGTGGCGGGAACGCCTGGGACTTTGCCTACGAATTGGGGAGCCAGTTCTGTTGGACTTACTCAATCGATTATTGGAACTGGGGTCGAGGCAGGTTTAACATATATAGACGTAAGGTTTAGCGGGACAAATACAGGCGTAAATGCTCAAATCTTATTTGAAAATCAAACTGCAATTACCGCAACAAATGCTCAAACTTGGGCAGGTAGTTTTTGGTTTAAAATAATTTCTGCGCCAACCCCACCCGTGAGTTACCAAATACGTTTTCGTGAAGGAACTGCGGCAGGTACGTTTGTTGCCGATGGACTTTCAACGTTCGTACCAAGTACAAACTTCCAACGATTTGCATACGTCAGAACAAATACAGGAGCGTTAACCGAGAGAATTCAGACAGCGGTTTTATTTAACTTAACCAACGGAGCAACATACGACTTCACCATCCGCATCGCTGCCCCACAAATGGAGCTTGGCGCTTATGCTACAACGTGGGTACCTACAACAACGGCAGCGGTTACAAGGATTGCGGATACGGCAAGTAAGACGGGGGTTTCTTCGCTTATTGGTCAGACCGAGGGGACATTTTATACTGAGATACAAATAAGTCAAGCATCCGCAAGAGCTATATTTTCTCTTGACATAGGAACAACTACTAATTACATAGCCGCAATAACAAACGCAACTAACCAAGTTCGTCTTCAAGTAGCTCAGGCTGGCTCAGCAACAACATTAATTACATCAACAGCTTTAACTATTGGAAGTCACAAACTTGCGTTTTCGTACAAGTCAGGAGATTACGCACTTTATATTGATGGGGTTCAGGCTGGAGTTAGCGCATCAACAAATTTCCCTATTGGTACATTAAGTCAAATTGTACTTGCGAGTGTGGGTTATGGTCAATTAAACGATGGTTATACCCAAGCCGCCCTATTCCCCACCCGATTGACAAACGCCCAACTGGCACAACTCACCACCTTGTAAAATGGAATACCGCAAATACGCTTGGCCTACGGAAGGCCAATTCATTACCGATATGCTTTCAGCGGGATTCGCCCAAATGGAAGAAGACCAAATCACGTTTGTGGATTGCTTCGTTCATCAGATTGGCAAGGTGTGCATAGCAACAGACGAACAAGGAAACTGCACGGACTACGACCCCCGTTGGGCGGTTGACATCATTTGGACGGGTGACGTACAATTTGAATCGTTGTGCGTGTGGCCAACGCCAGGTTCAGCCGTGCATTGGTTTGCGGGGTGGGAGGCTAATTATCAAGCAGCATACGAACAACATAACCCGACAGTAGAGTGAAGCACGATAGTACAAGCGCAGTAGCGACAAGTTGGTCTTTGGCCGTTGGTGGATTAACGATTGCCGAGGTGCATCAGATAGCAGGACTATTCGTAATGCTGACCTCTTTTGTGTACACGCTCTGGCGGTGGAACCGAGATATTAAAAATGATAGATAGGTTATTCAGAAATCCAAAAACAACGCTTATCGGCCTTATCCTGATTTCCTTTGGTGGAATCTTGGTTTGGTTCGAGAAAGCGTCTTTAACAGAGTTTAGTGCTTTTATAATGGGCGGGTTTGCCTTAATGATGAGTAGAGATGGCGAAGCAACAGGAGCAAACAAAAATCAAGAAGTCAAAAAGAAAACTGGGAAGGCACACCAAGAGCCAGAACAAAAGGGTGACGAGTAAGACCTACCGGGGTCAAGGTCGTTAAAA